TAGGACATCATCATCTTTCTTTACAACTAAAGGTTGTGCAATATTAAAATCTTTACAGATTAAATAATGTAGAATTCTTTGTTGATCCATCCAGGTTTTTGGATGTGATTTTTGTAAAGAGTATACAATTGCATTGTACATTTCCCACACACTGTTCTTTATTCCAGAATATTCAAAACTTGGTTTTCTAAATTCAGCTTTTACTAATGCCATTTGTTCTCCAGTCAGAATTTCATGTATAAAATAAGCTCTACCCATGAAGTCTGCACGTGATGACTCATGAGCTTCTATATTTTTCATGAGTTCCTTGTCTTTAATAAGCTCATTAAAATATTCTTCAGCATTATTTATTTGGTCCTCAATTGTTGAATATACTTCTTCATCTGCCGTACCTGTGTGCTTTCTACCAAATTTGCCCATATTGCCAGCAATAATTGATGCTAAGGATACATGTACATACCCTCCAATGGAACATTTAAACCTCATTGTTTTGTTATATGAATTACTCCATGTAAACATCATTCCCATATCTGGGTCTTCACCATATTTTAAATGATAAACCCCTTGGGCTATTTGTGCATTATGATTACATCTGTAAAGTTCTCTTTCAATTACAAACCCTTTTGCCTCAAGAGTTTCACGGACTTTATTAATTATTGTCCCGTGCGGAATCACGGTATATGTATCAGTTGCTTCTGGTAATGGAGCATTGATAATATACTCATGAGTAGCTGTGTTTGTTCTTTTACTCATTTGTTTTTGGTTGATTACTATTTATAAAATTTATCCACTGCTGTCCGGTCCAATCTAATGAGGTTAGACCTGTGGGAATCAGCTGTCCATTGATTGCTATATCCCATTGTCCTCCCCATTTGATTGGCCATCCTGCTTTTAATTTGTGGTCAATAATGACCCGTCTAACTAGACGCGAACTTCTTAGAGGTGTGTTTAATGGTGTACTCCATATCATTCAAATAAATTTAATTGCCTTTTAGGAAGAGGGCATATCTTGTGAATTTCGGAATATATTTTTTGTAGATAATAACTTTCATCTACACCATATTCCTCCCAATTTTTTTTGACAAATAAACTGAGATTTTGCTGCATCCATTTTCCAGATTCAAGTTGTATTTCTCTACCATCACTTTTATTAACCTTTATTATTTTGCAACCACCTTCAGATATATAATATCTTATAGTTTTCTGCAACACAGTTTTCTCCACTGTTTTATTTCTTAAACATGTTTGTTGAAATTCCCAGTCACCTTTAATTTTTACGCCAGCACAATAGTCTAAGATATTTCTATTTTCTTGGATAAATCTTTCAGGTGGTATGTTATTTACAAAGTAATTGAATATGGCCTTAGGTATTATCAGGAAACTCTTGTTTTTATGAAGAGCTAAGTCTTCAAATTCAAATCTACCTTTGCATTTGTATTTACCTGCTTTGTTTATAGCAATATAATTATTTACATCTGCTAATACAATTTTGGTATATTCATCATGCTCAAGTTGTAAATTAGTTATCTTCTCCCACTGAGAACAGATTTCTAAATACTTTTCTCTATATTCTTCTGGAATTATCATTTCCAAACCATCTGTGTTTTGCATTAGAGGTATAGAACCAGGAATTCCTTCAGCTAACATTTCATACAACATCATTAAAGTCAATTGACCATTGATTGTAATCTGCATAGTAAACTGAGGATCATACAAAAAAGAATTTTCATCATTACTAAGACCGTAAGTAGAATTGAGTATAATTTTGTAAACATAATTCTTAGGGTCTTTTTTAGGTATCTTTTTTCTTTCTTCAAAAAACCATTCATACAGTTTACAAAAGTCTTTTTGTGGAAGATGTGCTGGTGACCACCCGTTACGGATAGCTAAATTAGGATAGAAACTAGTTACATCTGAGGTCATTATAATCATACCATTACCTGATGTATATGCACCAGATTTAGTACAACCATGTACACCACCTAAACCAAAATCTGTTTTAACATTTTTGTAATTTATGTGATATTTAAAACCTCCTTTAGTTGCATTAGGGTTTACTACAACTGTTTTAAAGTTGTCTAACAAGTATTGAAAAGTCTCAGTTTTAAATTTGATATAAGGTAATATAATATCTTTAATAACAATTGATTGCCTTCTGGTTCTCATGTTACGCAAGTCATATTTATTTATACCAGTTTCTTTACTAAGAAAATGCATGAATAACTCTTTAGAAATTCTTGGTTCAGATGCACTGTACAAACGTATTTTATATTCATTTGTAAGAGCTCCTCTAAGATAAATTTGCTCTTTGCTCAATTGCATTATCTTTTTGGTAGACTTTACATCATTCTTACAATAACGGGCAACAGTTTTAATTTGGTCCATTGTTGTAACACGCGTGCTGTGATGTATAGGCATTTCTTGTATATTGTCCCAGTCCATAGAATACTGTATCCATTTCAAAGAAGACCTTTTTGCGGGGTTGTCCCAGTGATTAAGTTTGAATATATCTACTTGTTCAATGGATAACTGATGCTCAGCAAACTCTTGAAATTCTCCATTTTCCTGTCTTTGAATTATATCCTGCGCCTTTTGATAGATAGCTGTAATAATTTCTGTAACAGGAAGAGCTAGTAAGTTCTTCTTGTTTCTAAGGATGTATTCAGTAATTTGAGAGTCAAATCCTAACCCATTAAAGGACACGTGCCATTCTTTTAATTTTTTGTTTTCCTCTAGGAATTTTACAAACTCAGGGAAATGATTTAGAAGCTCATGGACTATAAAGATCTTTATTTCATCAGTCTTGTAATTTTCAAACACGGCCACAAACAAGTTGATCATGGTTTCATAATCCATTACCCAGTGTGTTCTAACTCTTGTGTTCATAAAGGTTTTGTTCAGTTAAGCTGTCCCCCCTTATATAGACACAAAAGGGAGCACATGGCCCCCTTTGTATCTAGATTTATAATTACTTATGGTGTTATTAATTCAATCTTCTTTTCTTGTGGCATAATAATGCCTGAATCAACCATGTACTTTTCAAAGTCAAAGTTGTCTGCATTAACCGCAATCATTTTAATTAAATTAATTATTTCTTCTTTCTCTGCTAAATAGTGTTCTGTATATGTTTCTAAATGCACACGGTGTTCTCTATAGGATTTACCGTTCATGCGTGGTGTTTTTGTTTTTACAGGATCTCCATTTTCATCTAAGCGTGGAAGCATGTGTACGGATTCCTTTTTTTCTTTTGACATCATTACTAAGACGCGTCCTTCTGGCATAAAAATACCTTCATTGAATGGACACTCTGTACTGATAGGCATTAGCTTAAAAGTCTTTTGGCCTTGCATAGCTGACGTGATAAGCAACATTGTTGGTTTTACTGCTGACATAAGTTTAATTATTAAGTGAATTACAAATTACGGATTTTCTTTTACAATTTCCAAATTAGATATTTCTACCTCAAGGTTTTCTTTATCTAAATCTGGTAAATTACAAAGCTCTCCCACAGATTTTAAGATGTTTACATCTATAAGCATTAGTTCTGAATATAAATTAAAATATCTATCTGGATACAAAAAAGAATCTATATAAGGTAAATTAGGACTATTAAGTCCTATAAAATTTCTTATAGTCTTTTTGTGTTCTGGTGAGATCTTTGAATAGCGCCCAGCAAGTATGTGATTCCAATCATTAATTAAAGGACTATAGTCAAATACATAAACCCCTTTTCTTTCCTCTACTTGGACAAACTCATGGAAGTATTTGTTACTCAAAAGTTTAGCCTGTTCAAAGGTCTTAAAATCTGAATCATTACGCAGATGATACAGACAGCACAGTTTACCATCTACGGGACTGTATTTATTTGTCCAAGACATATAAGTCTGAACAGGAGTAACACTAACTCCTCTTTTAATTCCAAGAGCAGGATACAAAAATACCCTGCTTTTTTGGAAATAATTTTTATACATTGAAACTATTTTCATACACCATCCTCCAATTTATAATATTACTTTATTTTCAGCAAATTCTTTTGGGAGGGTGTAATTCTTACTATTGTAATGCCAAGCTGCTTCTTTCAGTTTTTCTTCAAGACGTATTTGCCATTCTTGCATAGTATTTTCACTTACTTCAAAACAATAAACCTGTTGGTATTTATCAATAACTATAAAATTAAAGACAACTTTCCAACCATCTTGCTCAAGTGTTTCATGAAAATTATAATGTACTAATCTATTGTAGATAGCAGCCTGACTCCAGTAATTATAGAATTCAATTGTTTCTTTGAACTCAGCTATTGTTTTACTAGTAGTCTTTAAATCATTAACAAAAATAGTTTTCTTATCATGATCAACTTTAACATTATCAATTATCCCTTTAAGACCAAATGGATAATCAATATCTATTGTATATAGTTTCTCATTAAATAAATCTACATTGTCAAGTTCACTTATAAGTAAACCTAATAATTCACAGACTTTTGAATTAGCACGCAGGATGTCTACAGCTTCATTGCAACGTTGCATAGTATCATTGTCAATTAAATCTTTAGTACCTTTAACTTTTAAAAATTGAAAATAGGATTTAGCATCATCAGTTAAAATTTTGTCTAATCTTTGTTGATCCGTTTTTAAAGATTGGTGTAGTTTAATTTCTTTTAAATACTCTAGTATTTCTACGGTGTGATCTTCCAATAAACCAGGTTCTTCTTTTACTTGGTCATAGATTCTATCCACAAGTTTGCGGGTATTATCTGTTGGTAATGTACTTGGCATTAGTATAAATTGATCATCAAAAGATCCATTATCTAATAATAGACAATGGATTACTTTACCATCAATTAAATAACTATCAAGTTTTTCTTCTCTTTGCTGCAAGATGTAATGCTTGTAGAATAGAGCTGGTGAATAAAGCAATTTATTTAAGCCTGAATAGCTCAAATAGAATGGCTTTGAGTAAAATTCTTTTACCAGGTCCTCTACCTGGATTAGTTGTTCTGTACTCATATTTATTTTTTGTTTTATTTGTTAAACTAGATTGTTGGGTTTAATGTCTCTGCTTCATCATCTAATATAACTGTGTTATGAGTTGTTTCTAGAATATTTTCTAGTAGACCTTTGTAAATTTCTTCTGAATAAGTTATTCCAAAAGGTGTAAAATAATTTAAACCTGTAGAATCAGATATTTCTTTAGTGATTCTTGGAAGTATTATTTCCAAATTATTTCTACTTAAAAGTTTATTTTCAAGTAGAGTATCAACTAAATCATTAATATTATAATTATAAATATTACTAAGTCCAAAAAATTTGAGTAAAGATTTAAAGTTGACATGACGGGATTCACGGCATTCATCAATTGCGCTACCATGATCCAATATCAAGAGCAACAAATATACGGCAGATTTTTCAAAATCACAATTACTCATAATCTCAATTGCTATTTTTTTATTTGAGTTATCTGTGCTTTCAAGTAATCTTTGTATAGAAATGTACTGTTCTTGAGTCATTTCAGCACCACTGTTTAACTTTTTAAGAATATTTGATTGATCATAAACATTATCACTTTCCATGATCAGTTTATAATTGTCAAAAGATGCTTCTGAAAGAAACATGGTATCTAAAGAATTTTCCCAATCAGGTTTTAATATTTTAATAAGGTGTCCAAAGTTTTTTGTAAAACCATCTTTTAAATGTGATGAATTAAAATAAACATTTTTAGAATTAGTATTTTCTATTGGAGTTACATCAAATTGAGGTATGTATGTTTTAAAATAATTAATTACATCATTTTTGGGTAATTTATAATTTGGTGCATGAGTAACAAGTTCTTTTAATGTATCAGATCCAATAAATAAAGCAGTTGCTGATTTTTGATATTTTACCATTGCGGTACCATATTCTTCACAAAACTTTTTCATTTTAAATCTTGGAATAGTACACCCTGGTAGGAAGAATAACTTGTCATCCTTTTTGGGTACATATTCCTTTTCTGATTTAATGTTAGTTTTTAATAATTTATTATAACTTACATTCTCTATAACCTTAATTGTTTTAAATTTTAAATCATACTCACCATTAGTCCAAACATGAGATATGAAAAATGCATTTTTAGTCTCCATAAATAATTGGTGTACTTATAGTTATTGGTTCATCATTTAAATCAAGATGTTTTAATTCATCTTTTAATTCTATGCTATGTTTAAAAATAACAGACTTAACAGTATTACTTTCCTGAACAATTAAATCTTTTTTAAGCCTTGCATAAATTTCATCAGTCATCCACTGTTTTTTTATTAACCATGATGCAAAAGTTGTACTACTAGAAGTACTCAAATAAAAAAGATTACATGAATCACGGAATTCTCTACTGGCTTTTGTTCTCAAATTAACCATGCGGTAAGCATTTATTCTAGATAATTTCCAAATCCAATAAATAGATTCTTTAATATCAATTTGATTAAGAATTAATTGTGCCATTTTGTGGTCACCTTGATCATTACTTTTAATCATTCCTTCAAGAGTCTTGAAGCTTTCTTCACTAAGAATGGTCACCCCAGGATTATCCTGAGGTGCCATATTGTTGGTTTGTGTACTCATGTTATTTCATTGCCATTTTCATAACCTCTGGATTAACCATTAGTTTTTGAAATTTTTGTTTATTACCATTTAAAATCTTCTTAACTAGTACATATTTTAAATCATCAGTAAACACATCTTCAGTAGCTAATTTAATCAAACGGTCAATGATTGACTGGTTAATAATGTTGTCTTGAGAATAATTTACAGTAAAATTTATTAAACGTGTAGTTAATACACTTGCAATATCTGCACGGTAGGAGTTATCAACACCTACACAATCACGAATAGATCCAAGTACCTCAGCATCATTTGCTTTTAGCAACATATCTTTTGGTGTAACTAATTTATCTAACTTATTGTGAATAAATGAAGTAAACATAGTAGTAAACTCAGGCCCTACTGAGCCTTCACCAATCATTTGAATTAGTGGTAAGTTATTACCAAAATCTTCAATGGAACTAATACAGTTAAAGAAAGTAGTAATAGATCTTGGATTTACACGTGCATTAACAAGTTCATCATGTAATAACAAGAAGTTAATACAACGACCATCAATACGCTGAGACTCTGCCCAACGTGCCCATACATCTTTGTCAAACTTCAAGTTCACACTTACAAAGCGAGTTCTTTGAGCTGTATCAATAGATTGTACCAAATAGTCTCCGTTGTCCGGGTTAGCGGTCAACAAGATATGCCAGTCTTTTGGTAACTTCCAGGAGATGTATTCTTGTCTATCCACACATTATTGTTATCGCTAAGTTTTTTATCTTAGCTTCTGTATATCTCTATACAGGTCAGCATATATCTTCATACATTAGTATGCCGGGCACTCTTGGGTATATTATATTCTACAATGTAGTTTCAATACCTATGCGTTGAACCTTCCCAAATCTTTTAGATTTAAGCTTGGCTGCTGATTGTCTTATAATACTAAATTTTTCAAGCATTCACACTCACTGTTTCCAGTCATGTTGTAGCATTAGTATTTTCAAGATATCCCAGCAATTCACCCGGTTAGGAGCCCGTGGATAGACTCAAGTTATGAGTATCAGCTTTAACATAAGATGCTAAATACTTTCCTCTCACTTTTCTTGTTTGTGGTTTTTGTAAAACATAAGCAAGATTACTTCTTATTATTTTCCAGTCACCTTGGTAATCAATATCTGCAGCAAGGTATCTTGCGCAATCAGATAAAGAGTTAAAAGACATGTAGAATTCCCCTCTTAGATTATATAAATATACAGTTCTAGTTTCTAAATTAGAGCCTGTATTACATATATATTTTCCAGGAGATTCTTTTTGATAAGACCATTGAAAACCGTGAGCAGTTTTGGATACTGTAACTTTTGGATTAGCACAAGCATGGATAGCATTATACGATATGTTTAATGTTCTTGCTGCAACCATTGCTGATTTCCACTCTTTTACAAATACTCCTTCTAGATCAAACTGGTATACAAATTTTTCACAAAATCCTCCTATACCTTTTATAGGATCATCTAGGTTTAGCTCTGCATTAAGTTTATCTACCCATTCTTTTTCTTTGGTTCTTAACTCTAAAGAAGTCATAAACAGATTATATATTTCAAGAATGCTATATTCGCAAGTTTTGTGCTTGTTATATAAATTCTGAAGATACCTATTATCATGTTTATTATTTCTTAAAAGCGTTCTATGTCTTCTTAGTCTTTTTTTTATGTTGACGCTGCTGCCTACATATTGTTTACCATTAATTTTCAAGAGATAAATGCCACAAAGATCTTTACCTCTAAGCTCTGCAAGCTGTTTGAATAAATCTTTCATACTGCTAAAATAGCAAAATATTTTAGATTATCCAAATTTATTTGAGCTCCATTACAGCTTGCAGGAAACGCACATCGGCACGGTTCCAGTCATCCAAGATTAAGAAACCACCACCTTGTTTGTCAGCAATCCACTCTGGTGGACAGTAAGACATACGCTTCTGACCAGTGAATTCATAACCACGCTTGATATATTCTTCTACAGCATTCTCATCAATCCATAAACACTCTGAATTAAATGCGCCTTGAGGAGCATCTGCAGGAACTTCAATTTCCTCCATGATTGTTTCTTCAACTTCAACATCCACTAACACTTCTTCCTTAATCTTTACTTCTACTGGCATGTTTACAGTTTTCATTACAAACTTACCATCAGCCCCCATTACTTGTTTGTTTACAGGACGTATTTCTGTTACAGTTTTTTCAACTTCTTGAGGTTGTTGAATAGTTTTCTTGATTGTTTTTGGTACTTGTTTAGTAACCATTCCTACTGGAACAGCATCAGGTCCTTGTTTACATAACTGGAACTGTCTAATTGGAAAACCCACCAAGTCACCTAACTCTTCAATTTGAGCTAAGTTCAACTTTACCACATTCATGGCTTGCTCATTTGCTAATTGTAATACAGAACTGGTTTTACCAATACCTGATTCACCAATAATTTCTACAGCTACTGCTGGCTTTCCATCTTTTTGTAAGAAGCGATTGTTATTAACTATGTGAGTTAAAAAATCTTTTACCTCATCAATATTTAAATTTACTTGTGCGTTATTCATATGTATTTATAAATTGTTAATTAAGTTTTATTTGTGGACCTATTAAATTTGGATTGAGATGTGAATGACTGCTTAGTACCCATAGCATTCGTCCTCTTGCAGGAGTTGGTGCTGAACATTCACCGTCTGTGAAATACATTAAACAAGTGTACTTGTGTACATTCTCATTATAGTAATCAATCACAGGTTGAAAATCTGTTCCACCTCTTCCTTTAATCTGGATATCCTTCTTTATATTAAAAGGAGAGATATCACTGATAGCTGTATCACACTGAAGAACAGTTATATCTGTTCCAGTTTTATTTATGTGATATAACTCATTCATGCATTCACGTAATTCTTTAGAGCTTACAGAACCTGACGTATCAATTGCAAATAAAATATGACGTCTTGGTTTAATTTTCAAACCAGGATTTTCTTCATATCTCTTGTTATATTTACGTCTAGTCTTTTTAGTATAAATCTTAGTAGATCCTCCAGCAAATCTTCTAAGGTAACCCCGCCAATCAAATTTAGAAGGTTCTACCTCATCAATTTTTTTAAGAATTTCTCCAAATTCACCAGGTATTGTCCCACGGGATTTTATAACCTGATCAGCTATTTCTTTAAGAATGTGCTCTGTTTGTTTTTTAATAAGCTTTTGTGTAGCTTCAGGTAAATTTTCCATTTCTCCCCAACCAGAATGATCAGGTAATTGAATGTTTTCAGTACTGTTACCAACATTTAATTCTACAGTTAATTCACCCTTACCCATAGCATCTAACATTGAATTAAGATTAGGACAAGTATTATTTTGAGTAGCTTCCATAAGCTTATCATAATAATACATAGTACCTTTCTTTTGTTCAAGGTTGAGTTCAGGAAATGTTGATGGTAATATAGGACCATCAGGTAAATCATCTATATCAATATACTGATTTATTTCACAGTCCATTGCAAGATTTGCTATTTCCTTATTACTAAGATGTGTGTAATCAGTTAAATGAAAAAATCCTATATGTAAAAGCTCATGTTTTAACAAACCTCTATGAGTTTTTTCTGTAAGATCTTTCCAAAAATTTTCATTTATTCTTAGTTCATAACTAATTCCTGATAAAGCAACACAAGCTGTTGGAATTTTTTCATCCCATTTCTTGTTCAGCATTATCAGAAACATCCCGTAGAAGGGTTCCCTCAACATTAGATCTTTTGAGGCTTTTGCTAATTGTTCTACTTTGTTCATTTGGATTAATTTGAATTTTTAATTCTTTAATAACTCTTTCTCCAGGTAAAATTTTTAAATTAACCTGTTCTTTCATATGTAAAGCTAATCTATCCATAAAAAACTGTATGTCTTCTAATGGGCAATTGTACATCAAGCTTACATTAAGAATCTTTTTGTAGTTTAAACTACCTCCAGAGATACCCAGTGTGGTGTATTTTTTTATTGTCTCTGCAGCATGCTCTTTCCACATTTTAAAATCAATATCAGCTTCATGCATCATTAATAAAACATAAGTAATATTAGATTTAAAATCACTAGCCTCTATACAAGATAGAGCTACAATTGCATTCTCCTGGTCAGGAGATTCAAGCATGCTTTTTAATTGTTCATATGTGTCTCTTCCTAGTATTATTTTTTTTCTGCTCATGTTAATCTTCAAGCTTCTTAGTTCTAATCATCCATTCTTTGGGTTCACTCAAATTGTCTAACCACTCCTTTGCTGAAGGTAGGTGACCATTACAATCTTCTTTTACATGTTGTTCTCCAACATATCTTGTATAAACAGTTTTGCCATCACTGTTTATAAAGCTTGCTCCAAATATTTTTTCACACTCAAAGATTCCCTCTGAGTGATGTCTAAATAAACGGTGTTTGGAATGTCCAATCCACCCCTTGGTTTCATCAAACCAATTGTGAATTGCCTCATAATCAGATATTTGTCCTCCAAATTTCTTTACTGAGCTTTTACAATGTTGTAAGGGGTGTGCCATTAATAGTCTCCTAATTTACCAGTTAATACTGAATCAATTGTTTCTGTGATATTCACGTAGTGATTTGCATGATAGCTACCGTCTAACGTAGATATATACAGTGTACCTCCACCACCATCATTATTGTACCAATCATCTGCATTATTAAGAATCTTGTCATAAGCAAAATTCTCAATATGGTCTTTAAGACTCTGTTCTATATCAGCTCTCTCACACTTATCATCATGCCAGATTACTTCTTCATTTTCAATATCAAGAACACCTGTTGGAATAAGGTCTACAGTATTTATTGAGCCATCATCACCTCCTCCAGAATAGTCTACTTCTATCCATGCATATCCTTGAGCGGCTATGTTTAATAACAAGTGTGTAAATCCACTAGATAGTGGAATAGTTGCTGCAATTACTTTTCTTTCTTCTGCCATTTTACAAGTTGTTTCTACGGGCGTACTCCGCCATTAATACTGCGTCAATTAATCCGTCATGAGGTACAGTTGCTCTGGTACCAAATGTTAATTTTAAATTTGGAAATATTCTAGTTACAGCAACAAGTGCCATAGCTTTAGTATCTCTTACTGGTTTCTTTCCAGTTTTACTGGGCTTGGTGATTTCTTCCACGCCTTGGAACATAGTCTTCTGCCAATCTACTGCTCTTACTTTAGTGTAAGGAAGTTGATTAGCTATTAAAGACATCTCAACAGCTCCTGCTTGGTTACCCATAGAAAATGCTGTTTGCTTACTTGAGCCAAAAATTACTCCTAATTTTTCAAAGACTACATACGCGTCTTTTCCTAAGTGACTAAAAGCTTCATTCTTAAAGTCTCTAACAATAGAATTTAACTGATGGTAGTTTAGCTCTGTTTTTATCTTAGGCATTTCAAATGTTTTTATTTCTCCATCTGGGTAGATGACGGCAATAGCACCGGACTTACCAATGTCTACACCCATATACACTTTACTCATTTCAGTGCTTGTTTTAAAATTGGGGTTAATGTTTCTTTAACTTTTAAGAGACCGTGGTCTTTACCTGAATCACTAAGATCTTTAGACAAAGGTAAAAGAGCACCTTTTATTCCATACTTATCTTCATATGTAGCCATAGCTTTTATACCAGCTTGGTCATTATCAAAGAGAGTACAAATACCTTTGTATTTAATCTTAAAAGAATTAATTACATGTTCTGGTATTAATGTGTTTTCACTATCTGGGGCTACAGATTCTGCTTCAGGATATCCAAGTTTATCAAAGAACATTAAATCCTTTAGAGAACTGGTTATTACTAGATATTTTTTTTGATAAGTTAGTTGATCTATACCTTGTATATATTCTTTAACCTTAATAAACTTGTAATCAGTTAGATAAGGTTGATAGATTTTATATAATGTACCATCTGTTCTAAAATATCCATAAATACAATTTCTACCTGTAATGTTAAGTACATCTACCTGGTCATCTTTTTCTTTAGTCATCTCATAAGATTCAAGAGGATAAACATTGTATTTTTCTAGTAATTTGGAACCAATATAATATTTAGTCCAGTACTTTTGATCTACTGTTGTCCATCCTCTTTTTACAAATGAGGTTACCTTGTAGCGTTTTTGTATTTTAAATTCTCTAAGACTCAAATCTTCATTGTTTACAAGAAGCCATTTGTTATAGTCTTCAATAATTTTATGGGCGCTTTCACCACGTGTACTAAGATTAAACATGGTTTGAACCAAGGATACATTATCACCTTGTTTACCAGTAGAAAAATCTCTATACATATAATTATTGTTACCATTGTTTGCTACATATATGCCAAAGGAAGGACGTTTATCCTTAGGATTAAATGGAGATAATAACATAAGATTTTGACCTGTGAGCTTTTCTGTTAAATTAAGATAATACTCAAAGACCCATTGAACAGGTACATCTGTTAATTGTGTAATTAATACTTTTGTCCTAATCATAATCTATTGTAAATAATAAAGGGGGACTATTAATCCCCCTTTAATTAAGGTTAATGTTTAATTAATCTAAACTGAAATCAGTACTTGCTGGTCCTGACAATTCAGTGTTATTGTCTGGTGCAAATTCCTCTAATGAAGTTTCTTTCTTAAGTTTAAGATGCTCCTTTGGATCATATTTAGCCACTTTTTTACCAAATGCTGAACCTGCTTTAGAATATTTTGGTAAATACAAATCATAGCCTTTATAACCTGCATTATTAGTATATTCTTTACCAGCTAAACAAAAATTAATTGTTTTACCTTCAAATGGTTTATCATTATTAAAAGCTTCTATAAGAGATTCAATTGTATCATGTTTGTCATCTTGAGAATCTAACCATTTAACACAATCTAATTCAATGCACAAGTTTTTTATAAACTTTAACATTTCAGCATCTCTACTAATTTTTACTCCACTTTTAGTTTCTGCATCAGCAAATGCCCATTCACTAGATTTTACTTTTCCAACTTGACCTTTGTGACGCCCAAGAGATTGATCATCTTTATTAAGCCAAAAGCCTTGAAAATCTTCTCCTAAATCTGGACCTTCTAAATGTAAAATAATATATACAGAGTTTTCTTTATACTTATTTTCCTCTAGTGTTATTCCATTTAATTTACAAGTTTCATTTCCTGGACGTAGTGTTTTTGACAAGCCTCCTTCTCCTTGGGCTTTAATGTCTTTTGTTTTTAGTGCCATGTTATTTAATTATTAGGGTTTACTTCTTGATAAGTGGTGTCAATTATTTCTGCAATTGTCCCATCTTCATTTCTTTTAATCATTGATTCATCTTTAATAAATGTATCAGCCATTTCTTCTGCGGTGTATAAACCTAGTAAAAGATCAGCACCAATACGGTTTGCACCTTTTGCTAAACAACGTGCCCAAAGCATTTCCTTTGGCATACGCTTCCAGTTATCTTTAGTAGCTAATCCTTGAAGCTCTGCATCACGCATGGTAAAAGTGCATAATTCTTCTAAACCTTCACGGATGAATTTAATTGTTGTTCTCCTGTCTGTTGGTTTTTCATCTGTTGTAGATGGTTCAGTTTTATTCCCCTTGTAAATGTATACACCATCTTCAAGAGTTACAAACTTAACACCACCTTTTCTTAATAATGCACCTACAGCTTTCGCACTTAGACTAAGTTTACCTTGAATAGGAATGATGTAATGAAAAGACTGCATTGTAGCAAATCCTAATTCCTTACCCATTTGTGCTACGGTAAAGGCCTCTTCTACATTTTTAATGTGAATAGGTAATTTTTTAGACTCAATTAGAGTTGTCAAGAAAGATTTTATGTCTCCTTCTGACTGCTGAACTACTGGCTTGTTTTGTTCCATGTTTCTGCTATTTGTTATTTGTGATGATATTATTCAGCCATGTTTTATGGCTTACTGGAATTTTCATATGAATTGCAGCGTAATCTCTAATGGTCATTTGGTCCATTGGAAGATCCTCATCAGGATTTGGGATTTGTGTAAAATCCAAATCTTTTTCTTGTTTTGGTGTAACAATTATTAACTCTTCTACTGGAATAAGATACCTAGAATGCCCCGTTGTTGGGTGAGACTCAGTTTTTTCATACTCCTCTTCAAAATGAGGATTAAAACGCCATTTGTATAAACGTCTTTCTGGGTCTTCTGGTACTAGATCTCTACTAGTAAATTCTACATAAACATCTTCTCCTTTACTAATTTCACTAGCAAAGAATCCAATGTGTAAGTCTGTTTTGCCATATGGCCTGTAAGCCATTTTAGGAACAAAATAGGAGTTTGATGCTCCTACACTCTCAAGGAGTGATTGATGATGTTCACGTAACTTTTTGACTTTGTCACGTCTGTCTTCTGGTTTTTCTACTGTTGATATACTCATGTTGTTTTTACTTTTCTTTCTTGAGTTGGTGGAGGAGGTATTTCTTTAATCATCATTTTACTAAATTCAGCTTTAAAGAAACTCATTCTTGTGTCACCATTTCTGCACTTTAAAAAATGCATTACCATTATGTCATCACTATCAATGATATATTTGTCTGGTCCAAAAAATCTTATTTTCTTTAAACCAGGACGGTTTATACCAATAACCATGTCTGCATGTTGTAATAAAGCATCTGCACCAAAAATATCAGATTCAAGTATATAATTACCATACCTGCCTTCTTCTGCTCTTGAAGGTTCATCTATATTCCTGTTAAGTTGAGTGAGAATTAAAAATATGATTGGGTACTTTCTTTTAAGAGCTGTTAATGCTTCACCTAGAGAGTACAAAGTATCATACTTATCTTTTTCAAATGAATCTTTTTTTAGTAATAAACTATGGTCTAATGTAATTATTGTCTTAGTGTAAGTTTTTACAACAACATCTTTCTCTACTAGAACATCATTTTCCTTAACAGTCTGTTTCACAGTACTATTTAGTGAATGAGTATTCATATACTGATCAATGTATTGTTTAAACTCTGCTACAGTACAGGGTTCTTCTATTATATCAATAGGATACTTTACTTTTTGTTTAGCATAATCTAGACATTTAGATAAGTCTTCCTGATTAATGATTTCATTTTTATCTGCACTACACAAAGCCTTGTAACTTTTACCAAGTAATGCTGAATATTCACGTATTGCAGAGACTTTTGCTAACATTTCTAATGAGAATTCTAATACTCTAAAATTTTCACCAGGATTTAGTTTAAAAGCCTCACGGATAATTTGATCTTTTAAAAGTGTTTTACCACTTGCAGGTCTTCCTCCAATTACAATAGTACTATTCCATTCAATACCGTCTACACCAGCATCGTTAAATCTTGTCCAAGGTGTTCTTACACTTTTAATTTCACCTTTAAGTCTACCTTGAAGATATTTCAGTGATTCTTGAAAGCCATCACGTTGACTTTTCCATGGTTGTTTTTTCTTTGATTCCATATCTTACTTATGGGGGGAAAAAGAGTCTATGGCTGTTGTTCAGCTAGTGGTTTTTACCATAAAGTCTTTTGATTTCTTTTACAAATATATGTTATTAGTCTTAATTTTACAACTTAAACAACCTTATCTTTAAAATGATTTTCAGTATTTACTACAGAGCCTGTTGATATTTCAGAGCATCTGTTAGCAAGTTCTGAACCCCATGTTTTATCTGATAATTGTTTACGTATAAAATACTGGGAAGTTTGCATATATAAGTAATTTTTTAGTTCATACTCAGTAACATATGACTCAGTAGCTTTTAAGATAATATCCCAGCTATAATCATAATTACTCATGAACCATGCTAATGCGGTTTCAACATTTTTCTTATCAGATCTTGCTGCTTTACCGCTTGGCAACTTAATCTTAGGAAATATTTCTAAATATTCCTGTATCTTTTGTTGATATCCTTGACCCAAAATTTGAGTTGGTGTACCTTTTTTTTGAGTTTTAAACAAAGATTCTGCTTCATTAAGGACTTTTAGACCTTTAGGTAACAGACTTATTTTTACACCATCACCTACATTTTTTTCTTCTGTAAAAGCTCCCATAAATAAAGCATGAGATTCTTTTATAATTAAACCTTTGCTTATAGGTAACTGTTCTTTTATACCATACAATATAAAAAATTGATCAGGTGTTATCCCGTTTTGTTGAAAGAGGTTTAATAACTGTGTTAATTGCGAATTTGTTTTTGAGCTCATCTTTTATTCTATTAAAAATTCTAAGAGTAAATGCATCATTTACATCTATTAAAGTATTAATTGCTTTTGTACCGTGTATTACTGTTGAATGAGATTGTTTAAACATTTTAGCTATAGCTTTACATGTAAAATTTTGGTTTCTAAGGAACCAATATGCACATTGTCTATAGGTTATTAATTCTTCAAATCTCGTTTTATCTCTTAAACTAGATGTTTTTACATTTGATTTAAGTGATTCATCTGTCTGCATTAAGTATTCTATGTATTTGATAATCTTAGAAATAGAAGGTTTACCCCTAACAACCATAGTATTAATTGTTACATCAACAGATACACCATAAATATTTTGACAATCTTCTTTAAAATACTTTATAAAATCAAAAATATCATCTTCAGGTGTTATCATATACTTAATTCTAATTGCAAGTTTAAATCATTTTTTGTATATTATATGTTTAATTCAAACTTATTATTATGATTAGTGACTTTTTAAAGAAAAATTTTCCTGGAACATGGAACTTCTTTTTAGATTTTTTTGAAGCAATGAACAACAAAAAATCTGGACACAGTTTACGCAAATGGTTAGCTGTTGGTTTTTTTTGGATCATGGCTGATTTAAGTATACAATATACAACTTCAGATAATCTTGCTGTTGTATTAGGTATACATGCAGGTATGATTACAAGTTTAATTATTACCTACAGTGTAGCAAATCACGCTGAAAAAAAATTAAATTCTAATACTAGTGTAAATGAAGAATCAGGAACTAATTAAACTAGGCTTTTTTTTAGCTATTGTTATTATACTTGTGTTGGCAGGGGTGTTGATACTCCGTGAGCCAAAACAAATTACAAACAATGACAATGAAAAAGTTTTAAGAGACTCTATTGCTTTAATGCAAAGTCAAATAGATTCCTCTCATGTACGTCAAATTAAATTGCAAAGCTCTTATGACAGCTTGTTAAACATTGAACCAGAAATTAGATACAGAACAAATGAAAAAATTAAATTTATTTATAGTACTGCTACTCCTTCACAACTGGATAGCATCATACGCACAAACTGGAAAACCCAATATTGATACAGTTAGATGTTATGGTGTAACAGAATTAAGACACATCTCTGCTAGCTTGGTAGCCGGTAGGGCATGTGACACCGCTCTGCACAATGCTAATAGTATTATTGCAAATAGGAACTTATTACTAAAAGAAAAAGAGATTGAGATTTCAAGTTTAAATAAACAGATTTCTCTAAAGGATCAGTTGATCCTAAAAAAAGAAGAGGATATAAAAACTATCAACCTCAATCTTGACAAAGAAAAACAAAATCACAAGTGGACTAAATATGGTTGGGTTGCAACATCCGTACTGCTGGTTTCTTTAGTTTTTATTACTGCTATAAACTAAAGACGGATAGTTGTTTCTTAGCACAAATAATTTGTCTGTAACCCTAGAGTAAACTGTATATTTAATACGGTTTCTTTCTAGGGTTTTATTATTTTGGTCTATGTCTTCTTCTAAAATCAACGCGTTTTTATAAGTTGAACCTTGAGACTTGTGTGCTGTAATAGCATAACTGTATGCCACATTAGCTGACCACTTTAACACTGTGTAATACTTTGCCCATTCTTTTGAATCTTTTGTCTTTTTAGCGTAGTCTTTTGTCATCTTTAATACATTCTCATACTCTTTTAAACTATCCTTGTGTACAACAAATATAGTATTAGTGTAAGGTTTTTCTGGATTCTTTGGATTATATGCATTAACCTTTAGTTCATAACCTTTTAACGTAACCCAATGGTTATTAATGTGAAAAAGCTGATCTACAATCTTTACATCTAATACTTTTAAATCCTCTGAGGTATTAAATACTATTTGGTAAGTCCCAGTATCTATATTGTATTTAAAAATTGGTTTCATAACAATAAGAGATTCACCAGGAAAATAAGGATTAGACTCATGATTTTCACCATACATCAATTCCCTAGCAACATTGTTAATGTAATTGATTGTTTTATTTTTCCAAGCTATTACCTTAAAGTAATCTGAATTATTTTTATAATTATCACAAATAAAATATTCTTTTAATAAACCTTTTATTTTTGACTTTTCAGTTTGTGAGTCTATAAAAATAATACCATTACCATTACTGTTGAGTTCTGTATTTAATACAGGTAACGGTTGTTTTCTAAACAAATTCTCTCTAATTTTAAATGATAAGTCAACAACTGGATGGTCACCTTTTTGACGCATTATTTGTTTTAACTCTACTGTTTTAAAATCATATGGAGAATTCTTTTGAAAAGGTATGCTATCTAACTTATTAACTGGTGGAATTTGTGCGGGATCACCCATGAATATAATTTTTAATTTTTTAGAAAATTTCATTATATCATGACAGATTTTATCATCTAACATAGAAACTTCATCTACAACTAGATAATCATATTTCAACAAATTAGATTTATTAAATGTATCCAGCATAAATAACTGATCACCGTTATCAGTAATTACTTCTTTAAGACCTAACATTTTGTGAATAGTACTATATACAATACTCTTTTTCATGTCAAATATATCTTCAAAGATGTAACCATTCATACCTGATTGTAAAGAACTGTTATACAACACTCCTACAGCTTTGTTGGTAGGAGCACTAATACCAATTGACTTATTATCAGTAGTATAGGTGATATATTCTAGTATTTTTTTTACTAGATATGTTTTACCTGTGCCCGCATAACCTTTTAAGATTATTGCAGAATTCTGTGGATTTTCTAAGAAATTAACTATTTCTTCAAATGCAACAGACTGATCCTGGTTTAGACCTAAAATTAGTCTTGAACGTATTAATGTTTTAATGCATTCCTCTGCTACTGTAAAGTTTTCAGGGTCAGCTGATTTTACCATTAAACTTAAAGTCTCAGTCTGTTGATCATCAATAAGATTTTTATCATTAATCTCATTAATCCTTTTAATCCACCTTTGTTTTTTTTCATTTAATTTCATAGTTTACCATATGATTTTATATTTAAAATGTAGATAACAAAGATCTGATACTTTGTTAAACATGTTTTCTGAATTCCATTTTTCCATGTTGCTATGAGCAGCTGATGCAGGATGAGAACAAAATATCTTAAAATTATTTTCTGATACAGAATCTGCCCACTCTTGTGCTTTTCTACCCATAAAAACATATATTAATCCTGGATTATAACACATTAATTGATCCATTAGGAAAGCCATGAACGGTTGCCATATGTTGTAATGTTGACCTACTTTTCCTACAGTAGTAGTAAAAGCTGAATTTAACATTAGTATGCCTTGGTTTGACCACCGTTTAAGATCTTTATCCCATACATAACCATTTGGATATACTATGTCTTCAATTTCTTTAAACATGTAACGCATTGATGCCTCTGGATTTTTAGTGTTAGAACAAGAAAATGCTATACCATCTGCTACACCCATGTGAGGATAAGGATCTTGACCAATCATTACAACTTTAAGTTGATCATATGGACATTCTTCAAAAGCTCTAAAAACTTGTTTCAGTTGAGGAGTAAATCTTTTACCTTCTTGAGCATCTTTTAGTAAAGCCTGTAAGATTTTATCAAAGTCTGAACTCAAAATAAAAGTTTTTAATTTATCCGCCCAACCTGAAGGCTTAAGTTTTTCATATAACTTTTGTTTTATTTCTTCTAAATTTATTGTGTTTATTTTTGTAGTCATAAACTTTTTATGTTTAAATTTTTTTAATTAAATTTGGTTTATGGAAGATAACAAACAACCACCAGTTGATTCAACTGAACCAGAAAAAATCAAATTAACAACTATTTCTCCACAAGAATTAATTGATATCAAAGTCTCAGGACATTTCTTAAATAAAGCACAAAAGCTATTAATGACCATGTGTGCTGAAGTAGGAGAAAAAGAAATGCTTGCTATATTTGAACGGATTAAAGATAACAAACCTGCTGAAAGTAGTCATGAAGAAGCAATCATTATGTTATTATCTATTGTTGACGGTATTGAAAAAGCTGCTTTAGAGCAAAACAAAGCCTCAATAAAAGAATACACAGGAGAAGAAGCTATAAAACTTTTTCAATTTCAGAATGCAAATGATTTTATCTAAAATTAATTCCCACCATATCCCCTGCATATATTAGTGATTCAATTACTAAACTTAATTCTTCTTTAGAGCACTCAGCTAGAGATTTGCAAAAAAGTACCTTTTCTCCATCATAGTCTACAACAAAACACAAACCTGACATTTTTAGAATGTCAAGTTTTGTTTTGTCAAACATTTCACCCTGTTCTTTTGCTAACTCTCTAATACAAACATGAATTTTTGCAAGTTGAGCAAGAGTTCCATCATCTTTATGAGCTTCCATAAACATGTCTGCAATTTGACCTAATTCAAGACTTTTAACAAAAGCTTCAAATTTTGGTTTAACTGCTTCTACAGGAGACATTTTAGTTTCACCAGTTTTTATAAATTTACCATGAAATATGTTATGCTTTTGAGCCATTGTTTTTTGCTTTTAGTAATTTTTTATGATTACTTTTTGCCAATTTTAATTCTTCTTTTTCTTGATTGTTTTTCTTAAAGACTTCTCCACCACGTGGACCTTTTTCTTTTTCAATTATTTCATTCATATGATTTAATTTATTGATTTATACTTTTTTGTAACCTTTTTTAACTTTATCATTTATCAGCTTACCATAAATACTTGAAGCTTTTTCAAAAGATACTGGAATTGGAGTTTTAGTACCTTTGATCAGGATTGATCCCCTGCGTCCGTATGCAAATATAACAACATATTTATCATCTTCTATTGGTTTTAATGTAACATTGTAAACCTTATCAGAGAATGTGTCATAATAATGCAAGCGTGTTATTTCTACTGTTTCTTTAGTCATTAGAAAGTTTGTATAAATTTAAAGCCCATGGTTTATGTTTTGTTTTTCCTGTGACATCTTCAATTGTAAAAGGTATATAACCACAATCTTCAAAGTCTTTTCCATTTTTAGGTAAACAACTTCTTAGATCATCTTCTATGGCTTTACAACTCATGCAAATAATATCAGTATTAAACCAAGACATTGTTCTGCTTTTAAGAGGTTCTGCACAACGCTTGCAGAAATTTAATGTAAAAAAGTTATCTGTACTCATGTTGATTAATTTTCTATTTTAGCTGTAAGACCTTGGTCTAGTAAAGCTTCACACACTGGTAAAAGTTTATCAAATGACCCATTTTTTACAGCACATTTGCCGTTGTTATGTATAATGTGAGCACATTGTTCAGCTTGCAATATGTTATGTTCACAATACTTTATAAAACACAATATGACATGCTCAAAAGTATTTACATTATCATTATACACAACAATGGATTTTGTTTTTTCTTTTTTTTCTAAAATAAGTACGTCATCATCCAGTAGGGGATTATATGTCATCTCCATCATGTAAAAAGTTTAACATTTTATTTCTTTCTTCTATAGCTTCTAGCCTTGGTTTGTCTAATTCTACAATAGACTCACCTGCCATTTCTAAATCTGTTTCTATCTCATCAATAAAAATAATTAAATCATTTAATTTTTTAGACAAAGCTTTAGTAATTTGCTGATTAGCAAGTATTTTTTGAATATACTTTAATTGCTCTTTTTGTTGAGCAAGTTTTTTAAGATTTATCTCCATCTTTTGGTTCTTGAGGATTAATGTTTGGGTCAGTAAATAAATGTTGGAACATTGTATGATTCCAACATAATTTTATCTGAGTACTATTGTAATGTTTTATTTCACGGGTCTTCTCATTAGCGACTACCCAGATTGTGTTTTCATGTGGACCATAGTCCATTATCATGAGGACAATACCATCTCCATGTGGTGTTTCCACCCATAGAATTTGGTGTAATTCATGAATTGCTGTCATAATTTTTATTATTTAAAAAATGTATCTGATTGTGTTCCACGGTATAATTTTATCATGCAATTCAGTCCACTGTTTAATGTACTGAGCTTTAAGACCATGTTTATACCTTATATTTTCACCACCATACTGTGAAATTTTTCCTTCCTGTATCTCAGGCTTCCATAATAAATCTTCTCCTGGTAAGTTGTTAGCTAGATTATACATGTGTTTGTCTTCATTATGAGTCAAAAAAATCACCTCACATTTTACTTTGGACCTGTTTTCCGGACTTACTCCACCCTGTACCTGTCTAAATAACTCTCCATACTCTACTAACCAGTTAGCTGTAACTATTACCGGAGAGAAATTTATATGCACATCATAACCCGCGGCTATGAATCTGTCAATTGCTTTTATTCTCAGGTCAATAGGTGTAGTATTAGGTTCAAGTTTTTCAGAATAAGATGTCGGCATAAGACTAAAGCGGATTCTAATCTTCCCCTGAGGGTTATAATCCAACAAGTCTTCTCTGACATACTTAGTAGCAAAACTACCCATAGCTAGCTCATGACTTTTGAAAAAATCAAATATCTTTTGCCACTCATGATGTTTTGCATGTAAAGCAAAGTCTTCATTACAGGAAATGTCATAAGTAATATGCTTCTCATGTGTTTGGTTAGGCTTCTCTACTGTAGCAAACCAGGCATGATGATCAATAGCTGTAAGTATATCTTCTGTGTTAGTAGCTACTGTTAAACCTGTAGGTTTATGTCTCTTCATGTAACAATAACTACAGTTAAAACCTAAGCAACCATGACCAAAGCTAGGCGAGATAAAATCAGTTGACCTACCACTAGGCCTTATGACCATAGACTTTCTAGTTACTTTCTCTACCATCTTGTTTACAAATTTCTATTAGTTCATCTAAAGAACCTTGTTCTGTATAAAGCATAGGTACTGTTGAATGAGTAACCTTACTTATACTTTTTTCTTCATTAAAAGCTGTAAAATTTGCATCATTTGGTAAATAAAAGATTCCTCTACCATATACATTCTCATCATGTTTATACACATAACAAGCTTCTTTAATTTCTGAGTCACTTACTACTATATAGTAATCACCTACTGTGGGATCATCTTCTATTTTAATTAGCTTGTTCATTGTTTTTAGTTTTAGTTATTTCTATTAGTTTATCTAGACAGGCTTTTTCTGCTTCTTCATATATAGCATAATCACACTCTCCTCCACCATTTTCAGAGTTGTTGATTATAAATTCTTGTTCATCAATATTAAGAATATTATAACCATAAAACACTGTATTAATTTTACCTGACCATATACTATGTTGAAGTTTATGTTTCTCTCTAAACCATCTAAATGCTTGTTGGTAAAGTGGTGCTGCTATTTCTTTGATATAGGGTAGGTTCCAAAATATAGAACCTTTAACATACACAATATCTTCTTCAAACTTCTTATCTTCATGATAATATGTTAAACAAGGTTCATCAAATCCTAACTCTTTAAGAGATAAGGCTTGTTCATATTTTACAAATTCTTTATTCATATTAGTCTTGTTTGTTTAGTGATTGTAAATAATCATTTGCTTTTAAAACACCTTGCATTACCCTTATGTTGTGATATTGTTCTATGTTTTCAAGTGTATATTTCTTATCAGCCATATCTTCTTGGCATTGAGTGTAGCCTTTGATAAAACCATTTTTTCTATCTTTCTCTAAATCATAAGGGTTACTACCTCTTATACTTTCTATTTCAGTTCCATATTCACTTTCAGCTAATTGTTCTATTTCTTCTTTTGTTTTCATATTTATTAGTTTAGTTGTATAAGCGTGTATTTATAGCGGTAATATATTAGTTATAGGTAATAAAATTCACTTACCGTTCCCGTTCCAATTTCTCGTTTATAGCTTCGACAATCCATCTGCCAAATTCATCTTGAAAACTTGCTGCTGCATCTACATCAATAGTTTTATCC